AACTTTTCAATCAATGATAACTCACCACGTTGTGTATCAGCAAATTGTGTGTGAATAATCTTTGCTAGATCTGCGTGTGCTTTTTGCCAGGCCACTTTGCAGAACTCGTTGTCTGTGCTACCTGTTAGCAGGACTGCATCGCGATCATTAAAGTCGCGTGTAAGTTTATCATATGCTACGATTTCCGTAGGACACACAAATGTAAAGTCCTTGGGATAGTAAACGATTACTTTCCACTTGCCTGGAAAGCTCTGATCTGTAATTTCGAAGAAGGCATCTTCTGGCTGGCCTGGTTTAATACCTGTAACTGCAAAAGCTGTTAATTTATCTCCAACTGTTTTCATATTTTTCCTATGTTCAAGTATCAACTCAGTGTTTCTACTAATGAACTATTATACTAGTATATATCATCTAAGTCAATGTAAATTCGGTGTTTTATGTAAAAATATTCTTATTGCCGTAATAGGAAAAATTAATAATGAAAAAGGTAATAAATATCACAGAGACCTACTACATTAGGGAAGAGTTGCCGTCAGCTAAGAGAATTTTCCCCTAAGGGGTCTCCTAACAATTAGGAGATTTCTTATGATTAAAATTTTGTCAGTATTATCCTTGGCTGCACTACTGTCAGCCTGCGGTGGTGGTAATCAACCAGAATTACCAAAAATTGTAGAGATACAAACACCAGTGGAATTACCCTCACCATTCGTTATTGGGCCCAGTGGCACTGTTTCGGTTCCTACTATTCCCGTAGTTGGTCCCAGTGAGATGGCTAAACTTCCGTTTGTAATTGGTCCTGTTAAAGGACCAGAAGTTACAATAATTCCAAATGTAGTAATAGGACCTAGTCCTGTGGTTCATCCTACAATTAAATATTGTACAGATGGATTCGTAGTTGGACCGTGCACACCGTTGCCTTCTACTTGCAAACCAGATGCTGGTGGGTTTGTAATAGGACCTTGTACTCCATAAAAATAGGGACCGAAGTCCCTATTGCTATTTTTGGTTACAAGGTATAACTACCTCGCTATTAGGCGTTTGCTGCCAATAGGAATTGTGAATCGTTTGCGATTACTTGTTTTGCTTCTACGACCGGAAAATCCTACTGTCAAGACTAGCTTGCTTCAGATCATGCCTCCAATCCTAACGGCTTCTGCTTTACCGTGCTGTCCACTCTGTTACTCTTGACCCAATCGAAATCTATGTCAGGCCCATTATAAAACACACTATTTTTCAGAAGTGACGCAAGGTAACCCTGCATGTCTACTGACCCGGCAACCCAGGCTTAATGTGTTTTATGGTGGACCTGCCGGGATCTGCCCCCGGGTCTTGAATCCTTTTCTCGTTGCTTCATACAGCAATAACTTTGATTATATATTTATTTGTCGTTGTTGTCAAGAGGTTTTAAAAAATCATCGTTTTCAGAATCTTCTTCAAATTTTGACCAATCATAAGTGGCTAGTGCATATATCCAATAGCCATGTAACCCAACTACCAATAAAGCTAAAATTATATCACTCATTGCGAACATGTCCTTGTACGTGTAATTGTGCCGTCTGCATGGTGCGTTTCTGTCCAGGGTGTACAGTTTTGTACCTGCGGAATTTGCATGGGAGGTTGAATAATCACAGGCTGTTGCACTATAACAGGTTCTGGTCGTGTAATACTATACACCACTGCGCCGCCAACTATGGCAGGTACTACCCAATTCCAACCAGAACCGTGGTGTCTTTGCCAATGTCCATGATGTGGCTGTGATAACGCAGGTACAGTTGCACTTATTAGCGATAAACTTAAAAGTAATTTTTTCATAGTTGTTTCCTTATGCAATATTTAACGCCTTAGGCTCTGCATTCGTTTACAGGCTGCTCTGGTCGATCTTGGCAAAATTCACAGTTGGGGTCTGTGCACTTTTCTTCGGCCCAGACATTGCATGGCCCACAATAGTAAGCATCGTAGTCATCAGAATATGATTTTTTATCACCGCATTGACAAAAATTGCTGGGGGAATTATCGTTCAAGTCCATAGGCTATTTCTTACTTTAATAAGGCGAATCATCATGGCTTCATCTTCGGCTTCGTAAGCGGCTTCGATTTCCTGTAACATTTTATGAGCTCGGTCACTCTGAGCCTGAAGTTCAGGGTTGCCTTTATTACCGCCCCAACTTAGCTTACCACCATTGGTCTCGCGGTTGGCTTCACAGTAAGCTGTCCAACCACTGGCATCATAGGGATCAGGACGATTACGATATGTTTCAGTCCACCAAAGATACAGTTCTTTGATCTCTCTAGCGTTGACGGCTTGTAGTGTGGGCTTGCCATATTCAGGATGATCTGGCTCACACCAATCACTGTTAGTTAGACTCATTGCCCAGTCAAGGTGATCAACACCAGCTTCGGGACAACGCCATGTTCTCCAACGGAACCAACCACTGGCCCAGAATGGGGGATCGTATTTGGCACGCGCTTCTTTGTTACCCCAGGCAATATGACTCCATGCTGTTTCAATTTCAACAAAGTCTACAAGTTCGTTGAACAAGCAGGGAAGAAACCTGTTACCAACATCCTGCCACTGCCCGGGCTTGATGTCGCGAGGATGAGCAGTAAGACTATGAGTCCGACTAACCCAACGGTTATTAATATAGTACTTGGCATCGTAAATTTTTCTAATAGGGTATGTAACAAAATCTTGGAGATAACTAAGGCCTTCTTCGGCTAACCAATAACGAAAGTTATGTTTCATCTGTGCCTGAGTGGTCCAGTCGTCCCATTCTTCGCTGGTACCAGCAGATAATTTTGCAGTGCCACGGAGCCAGTCTGCAAACTTACTACAACTCCAATAATTTGAGTGGTGTGCCATTAAAATCTACCTTTTAATCTATTTATAAATCTTGCTTCCATCAACAACTTGGCTGTTTCCGGATCTCTCATTAAGTCATCAAACTCTACTACTTTGTCTGCCATTTGCAGTAACTGAGCTTCTTCCAGTTCTACTACTACCATTGGTACCATTTCATCTCGAATATACGCATTGTATTCTATATCTGGACCTGTAATACTGAAATTGTATGGATCGATACGATACTTTCTTTGCATTGTTCTTTTTGTCAGTGTAATCTTATAAGATTCCAACAACTGATGAAGACTGTCTTGTTTATACATTTCCTGTTATTGTAAACGAATTAATTTTATCTGTCAACTTATCAATATCCAAACCATTTACTGTATAGCCTTCGATTAAACATTTCGAGTATTGTAAGCTAGGAGCCTGCTCTGGTCCTTTGTTTGTCATAACATAAGCCATGGCAATCGAATGTGTGTTCCCATATCGATTTGGGTTATCTTGAACGACACTAAACTCTTGTTTGTCATAGTAGTAGGGATAGCCTTCTAAATTATCTAAGGCTCGTTCGCAGTCTTCGGTAATTTCCCAGAGTACACCTTCCATTACAGAACCTTCACTGCGATCAATATCAGCGTGTAGTCTGAACTTTAGTTCATAGTTTTGTAATGAACATCGACCGAGATTTTTAGCCCTGGGGCATCTGTACGCCATTTCATCAATGTTAGTATTCATGCCATAGGCAAAATAAAATTTCTTCATAGAAGAATGGTAACATTGGTGACGTTTTTAACTGTGAAACTTCTCCAAGCCTGTACCGTTAGATCGTAAACACTGACAATATTTAAATTTTCTTTTTTCTCTTTGACATTTTCTTTAAGTTCTGGCACTGGTAATAGTTCTGGTTGTAAACTACAGGTCATTACTCGTTCGGTGCCATCCTTTTTGTTAAAAGTCACAGTTACCTTACCTACTTTTAACATATCAACTAGCCAGTCACGAAAAGTAGACCATTGTTCGTCAGTCCACTCAGTGCTTGGTGGCGTTAGCAATACGTTGTTTGATATATTCGTCATTGTGTATCCATTTGTTATTAACTAAAAATCCCCACTCACGACGTTGGGGGCCGGGCATAAACATCGTCCAACATTCTACATCTGGATCAAGTTCAATTCTATGATAGCTGTTTGCGCCACATACTCTAAAACTACCTGGACCTTTCCAGGAACTTACTTCTCCAATTTTCTTACCAACACTATTAAATATCGGAGTCCATTCGTAGTAGCCGCCTTTGAGAATAAGTGTAGCATAAGGCCAAGGATGATCATGCACATCATCGGGGTCTGATTTTAGAAACTTGTGTAGGAAAATATTAAATGGAAACCAAGTTCTGTCTTTAAGAAAAACATAATAACGTTCCAAATAAGGTTCGTTGCTTTCCCTATCCATAATAATACGTTGCCTACCAATTTTAGTAAGAAATTTGGCGATTTGTTTAAGCATCAGAATTACTCCTAGTGCTTAATTATACATTGTTTCTGATTTTATGTCAAGTTGCGAATTACCAAATATAACGACAATGTTTTGTCATGCACCGTTGCTTTCTCCGGTGATTCCTTTTGACTCTAAAAACGATCTATAATCATCACTTAGCCACGAGCCCAATTCGTCCGTGCCGCCGTTTGTCATAAAACTAATACCTCGAGAATCCATGTACTCATTAAGTAACACTCTTTGTTCGTCGGTTGGCAACTCGCCAGCTGCCGCCAATGGTGGGTTCCACTCTGCTAACGGAATCTCTACTAACATACTGTGACCATTATTATAATTAGTTGATATGTATCCTGGTCGGTTAGGCGGGAGTCCATCTGGGTAAACAAAATCGGAATTTCCACTAACTCTAGTAACGCTGACCACTTCTAAATCTTTAAAGAAGATTGGTTGCGCATCTCTATTCCAATAGAAATCTCTTCCATCTACAGCTTCTCGAACAGTGCCATCTGGATCTGTTATTAATACTTTTCCATTGCCCATACCAGGACCCGTTACAAACGGATCAGCATCGCTGCCTGCTACGTATACACCACCCCCTGATGCAACAGAAGCTGCTGTACCTAATGCTCTTGTTGACGAACTTACTTTAGATGCCAGCGAGGCCAATGACGATTCTAATGCAGCTACTTTTGCTTCTAATGCAGCTACTTTTGTTTCCAGTTCTTTCGTTCTATTATCCAAATCCTCAAAGTTTTTCTGAGCAGAAACTAAGTTTGCGCGGCCGGGCCCTGATGGCGTGTACGCTGTCGTAATTGGTATCATTGTCATAATGTTGCCTCTATCGTTTTAGTATTATTGTTTCTACTGTTTCGTCAGCGAATTTCAAATAAACATACGTCCTTGCTTCCACCGGATTGGAAGTGACAAACGATCTGCTTAAATCTAATGGTGATATTTCTATGTCCGTTTGTAGTATAAATTCATTTTCAGGCACAATATCTTTTGTGGCTTCTGTAAACATTGTTATATTATAACGAATAATTTGCTTATCACCATCTTGCATAAATTCAAATTTTATCTGATCTGAATTTCTCACAGGTGTCGTTGTGACAGTGTAACCATCACTGGTTTTTTTCATTATCGCCAGCTCATAAGAATAAGGTAAGGCATATGGTAATTTTGTAGAATTTGACGGGTATATCGTATCGTCAAATTTTAACAATACACACTTATCTGCTATGTTCTCATCCGTTGTCGACGACGTATAAAAATATATTTTATTTAAACCAAATAAATTTTCTGTATTAACAAAACGTTTGATAATTAAATATTTTCCATTAACATTTACGATTGTTTTGATTATTTTATTATTAGAATCAGAGTTACCATTTATATCTGTTGTTTCTACGTCATCTACTACATTAACTGTAACATCTGAACCGGCAGTGTCCATGAATTGTATTTCCGTATCCGTGACGTCATAGTCTACTGGTATTTCAGTAGTGGCAAGTACTGTCTTTAAATGTAGGTATGATTTTTTCATTGCCATGGCAATGTCATATGTTCTGTCTTCTTCTGGTATTACCGTTGGGCTAAGAGGATCAACATTAATATTACCGTGTTGATTATTAGTTGATTTCCAGTATAATGTATTAGGGGTAGTGGGGTTTTCTATTAGTACCCTCCAGTCTAAGTCACCTCGAATATAAGATACAGTGTCGTCTGGGAACAATACTTCTAGATCGCCGCCATTGTCAGGTGATCTGCTATAAGTAAAACCATCCGTCCAGACTGTGGTATAATCATTGTTTGAGTAAAATTTAATCTCGCTAGTAACTAACTCAAAACCAAATCTGTATGCATTACCTCGTGATATGTTTATGCTGGTTACAACTGTTCCAGTGGTGTCATAAACAGTTATTAAATTATTTTCTTCTTTGAACAAATAATCATAGTTCAGATATGTAGCCGTTGGATTTATCGTAGGAGTGTCTGCATTCAAGGCGGTATTGTTAGGGTCCCATCCGGCGTACTCAAGCGGACCAGATACTGCCACTCTCTTATAACCTTCTATGTCTCCGCAATAATTTAATATAGGTACTGTTTTATAAGTGATTATAGTTTTGTCACCATTATCAATGGCTGCTTCTATATCGGCTGCAACGATTGATCGCAGTGCGTTTTTATGTAATATCCCCTGGGCGTCTCTGACCGGATACCCGTCTGTTGTACTCTTGGCTCGTTGTAGAGATCTTGAAGTATTAAGTTTACTGTTAAGGCCCAGAGGGTCCGCTAGGTTTTGTTGCAATCGTTTGATCTCAGAATTCATTCTCTCTACCTGAGATTTTAAATTTCTCTCAAATGCCAATAATGCCTGTGTCATACCTCCATTAGTGGACTTTGCGTGAGCTATTGCTGCCTTAAGATTTTTTAAATCTCCGGGAAAGCTGTTCCAGTTAATTCCAAAACCTCCCGGACCTCCACCAAGACACATACTTGGGTTCATTGCCTTACCAAGTGCGTTTAATATATTATTAGCTTGACCAAATAAATTTGCGTTAAGTTGTGCCAATACATCTGGTATCTTAGGGGCATGAACTGGGCTGGGGCACAACCCACCTAAACTGAATACATTATTGATTTGTCCTAGTGCTTGATTGACACCGTTCAATATTGCATTGTAGCCTGTGGCAGCTTTCAGTCCGTTAATCGCAGAATTCATATTAACCAACGATTCACGCAAGGTACCAAGAGCACTGATACCTGTTGTTTCTTTAATTAAATCATCTATAGCAAGTTGGGCGCAGACTAATCTACCTTTGAAAAGATCTTTTAATCTACCGGCCAGTAGCATACAAATGAGATCTTTTTCATTCTTAGGTAAATTAGCGGGAAATGTTATTTTTAGTGGGCTGGCCATAATAATCCAATATATTTAGATATTTATCGCTACTCCACGAATACATCTGGACTACCCTGATCTCTGACGTGCCCGCATTCATCTTCATCGCCACTGCGGTTCACAGGAATCCCGTTAATAAACACTGTTGCACTGCCATTGGCTGTTACAGTGGGGAAATCTAAACCATGCCCGTTCACAGAACTACCGTTGACAGCTATTGGTAAGTTATTTGCAAATACTGTATTTTGTACAGTATCTGCAATGTCACCTCCATCGTCATTGGCATCGCCCAATCTGTGAACTTCTGGCATATTAGACTATGATACTACTGCTGTTTCTAACTGGCTTAATACCAGTGGTACTTTCAAGATAAGCATCTGCAACTTGATCGCCCGTGTCCACTACACACATAATATTGTGTGCTTTGAATATGTATTCACCGTCGGGATTGGCGGTCATCATAAAAGGAACCATTTGTAGTCCTTCTCTGCTGGCAGCTAGAATAACTGGCTTACTGATAGTAAGACCTTCTGAGGTTTGTCCTGTGACTTTCCCAACGACTTCATCGCCACTGGAAAGCTTCATGCTTATTGTTTTTCCGATTTTATTTTCTTTTAACATATTGAATTATTGAGTTTTTAACCACGCTACTAGATCAGTATAACCACCAATGGCCTGATCATCAATAAAGATCTGAGGCACTGTGCGTGGTGCTGCCCCCAATCTTGTTGTTAGATTTTCTAACAATGTCTCTCTTGTTTCTGCCGTAATATAATGCTCAGTGAATTCCCAGCCCTTGCTTTTAAACAAGTTTTTTGCTTGTACACAATACGGGCATGCGTCTTTTGTATAAATTTCTACTTTCATATTCCTGCTCCGTCTTCAAATAAATTTTTTTCATATTCTTCTAGGGCTTCCTGATATTGTTCTTCGGTTAGCCCATGCCAGCCAATGCACTTGCCATTGGGACTACGACCACAGCCGCAAGCACCAAAATCATCGCCGTTGTCTTTTTTATCTTTTACTCTTATTTGCATATTAAATTCCTGTTGTATCATAAGTTTGTGCAAAGATATCTTTCTTTACTACACCATAATCGTTTGTATCGTGTTTAACGATATAATCATTACCTGCTGTATAATGCATTGTTTCTCCCCATGATGTAGGAACGCTACCGTCATGATCAGCAAGTTTAGCTAGTTTAATTATTTTTTTAGGACTAGCAACACCGTTACCTAAATCGTCTTTAAGTTCTTTAAAACGTTCAGGTGTAATTGGATACTGCTCACCTTTTGGTCCTGTCATGATATAAAAGCCAGCGTCATACTTAACAGGGCCTTCCAGTGTTTCAATAGTTCCCGGTTCAGTGGCAATCTCGTAGCGTTCTCGAGCAGGTTTTTTAAATGTTTTAAAACTACCTTGATTAAACCAAGTATCATTAATCTGCGGTACAACCACTTCGTTTATTTTCATAGTGTTCCCTATTATAACGCAGGTAACGCATCATAGTCAATACTATCACTCATCACACCGATAACATAATTAGTCGATTCGTTTTCTTGTAATGCTGTTTGCTTTTTACTTGTATCGCTGTGCTTGTTAAACCAAGGTATTGGTGTCGACTTTGGTGCAGGACTTTGATATTTAATGCCTATTTCCTTTAAAGCATTTGCCGCTGTATAATCAACAAATTCTTTAAGAATGTTAGCATTTAATCCAATAACAGGGCCCATCTTAAACAAATAGTCTGCCCAGGCTTTTTCTTCACGTATAACATCCATGTACAGTTGATATACTTCCTGTTCACATTCCTGCTTAATGGCAGCGAATCTAGGATCTTCTTTGACCACTTGATTGATAATGTATGCAGT